CCTGGAAGGTGTCACCAGCGGTTACTGAAGCAGACGATGATAAACCACCCGACCACAGACAGTTTCCGGAAGTTAGCGCATCCCATAGTGACCAGTGTGTATAAACCTCAGTTGTACTAACGTCAGTCCACGTAACAGCTGAAGACATAGCTTTCGATCCAGATGATGCAGCACTCCACGAAACAGCTTTACGAGTATCCTCTGTTGCTGCATTGGATTCACCGGTTTCACCTGGGTCGCCAGTATGCAACTTGATATAGGTTGTTGCTACAGAAAAAGATGTTCCGCTTAATGTGTCCAGAAGAGCAAGTTCTGCGTAGTTTGAAATTGACATGACGACCTTTCGTTCTTAGGCGATTATAGCAAAAGCCCCCCCGCGGGAAATGCGGAGGGGCTCTGCTTGCCTTACAGCAATGTAGCTAGCTGCTTAGGCTGCGTTTGCTCCGATTGATGAAGATGATTCAATGCGGCGGAGTGATGCCTGACGGAAGAGGCCGTAGCCACCGAGCCAGTACCAACCGATTGGGTTGAAGCGCATGAGCGAGTCAACCACTGGACCACGACGGATCTGTGGTACAGGACCATTGCCATCAACAAAGGAGTAAGCCTTTGCCAACGCCTGACGACCCATGATGTAGGTGTCATAAACGTCAATGTTTCCTGTTGAACCTGCACCGTCAGATGCGTTTGCGCGCACCTTGGTACGTGGGGTCTCGATGAAGCGCACCGACTCGAAGGTACCGATTTCACCCATGTAGATGTTTGCGGTGTCAATGTTGACATGAGGTGCGTTCCACGATGCGTTGCCAGTTTCACGACGGAGGTCGTAGGACACGTCTGGGTGGATGAATCCGATGTAGTAACCAGACCATGGGCTAACGCTTGCACCACGAAGAGCAGCTGTCACCTTGCGAACGTCGTTCGCTTCGATGATGTCTTCAGCTTCGATAGCTGTGCGTGAGGTTTCATCTGTTGATCCGCCGCCACCGTAAATTACGTTGTCGCCAGCTGCAAGAACTTCACGAACAATTACGTCCATGCTGTTACCTGCGTTGTAACCAATCAAGTTGGCTGCTGCTGCGTCTACGTCCAAGAAGGAAGTTCCACGCAACTTTGCAGTTGTGTTGACGGTGTTACCGTATTCCGTGAGGGTTACGGTCACTTGGCTGTCGCCCATTGCTACCGGAGTAACATCTGAGGTCTCAGTAAGTGCGCTTGTTGCGGTTGCAAGTTCCGAGAAGATCGTGAAAACGACCGAGGATCCCGGCATTGTCTGATTGCTTGCTTGAACGTCAGCTGCCTGGTCAAACAAGAGTTCTGAACGAAGGGCGAAATACGCCATCCGGTCATACGCTGCCTGGTCAACACTGAGTGACGACTGTTGGGTGTAAGCCACTGTATTTCCTTAATTGATAGCCCAGTGGGTAGTGCGCCCTGCTGGGGAAGTTAGAATTTTGGTTTTGCCATTTCGGCGTTATACTGCGCCATGAGTTGATCCAACTCGCCAGGGCTCTTGGCACTCGCCATTTTGGCGGACCAGTCTGTGACTGGCTCGAACTTCTCGCCTGCTTGAGATGCATTGTTCACCCGTGCCCAAGCCTGCTGTTCAGCTTCTTGGACTTTATCCTGCTGGGGAGCAGGTTGGATGAGATTTGCTTCTTGAGCTGCTGCACGAATTGCATCTGCTGACAACTCTCCGTCGTAGCCCTTGACGAAGTACTTTGCGACTGGAGCGTTAAGATCAACGCCCGCCTTCACAAAGGCCAACTCTCGTGCTGCGGTTTCGAGTTCCTTGGCTTTCGCCTCGGCTGCCTTCAACTGCTGTTCCACTTTGCGCAATTGTGCGCGCACTGGATCTCGTGTAACTTCGGTCTGAACTTCGTCCTCGAACTCTTGCATCGAATCTGACATGACCCACTCCTTCTGCCCACGTTCTGGTTGGAGGTTCCAGACCGGCTGCAAATCTCACCTCTTTTTTCATGTTGAAGTCGAGGGACTCTCCAACAGGTATCTCTAATGAGATGTTCTTAATATATCACACGCATATCAAAGCGTGTCAAGTATCTATTGAGCTTTTCCGACTCCGGTTGTAATTGATCCAGAAACGTCACCAGCAGACCTGGCAAACGATCCACCACCCTTGAACTCATTGACTCGTCGAGCTTGACGCTTCTTGATTTCCTTTTCTGCTTCAGTGTTAAATCCAAACTGAGACGCAATTACATCTTGCTGGCTAATGGCGGTCTCCCCAACAAACTGCTGAGTCAGCTCACCAAGTCTTGACACGTTTGCAAAGCCCTT